GTGTCGAACGCCTCACAAAAAAACGCCCCCCTTTAGAATAATTGCATCTAGTACAGGCAGCAACAAGATTATCCATCGAATCATTACCGCCTTTGCTTCTAGCTAATAGATGATCAACAGTTGTAGCATCCTGTCCACAGTAATAGCAGGTGTACTGATCTCTATGTAATACCTTTGCTCTTATCTTTCTCCAATGGTAGGTAGATCCTGATGATCGTAATGCTGATTTACCCATCAATACCAGCCTTTACGATTATGGAATGCAAGCGCATGACAAGGCTTATCATACCTGTGTTCAATGTATTTTAATCCTCTATCTATCTGCTTAAATGGATCAGTTTCTTTTAAGCCTAACAGCTGTGGAATACCATAAGCACTTGATCTTTTATTCTTTGCTTTGTAATCCCATCTTGACTCTCTAAACCATAACTCATCCAAACAATAAAACTCTTTGAAATCATTGTTTAATTTAATAAAAGCATATTGCTTAAAGTGTGTAGTTTTAGGCTTTAAAGCTACGGAATCATTCTTTTGAAAGGCTATTGTCATGCCTAAAGACAGTACTATCCCCAAACCAAACCTTGCGAGCCATCCCCTACGGGGCTCGCCCTTTCGCTCTGAAAGCGAATTTGCGTTGTAGTTTATCATATGCCTCCAAATCAATTAACAAAACCGCAGGTCAGACGGCAAGTCACGATACGCAAATCATCTGTATCAATCCAAGCCTCATCATAACCAGCAGTCATTAAGCACGCATTTTCTGAGCTACTAGATATTTAACTTTATTGACTTTGCCATAATTACATTCTTGACAAGCAGCTACCAAATTGCTTATTTGATCGGTACCTCCATGTTGCCTATCAACTATATGATCCACAGTATCGGCCAGATCGCCACAGTAATAACAAACATGATCGTGCATTTTAAGAATTATTTGCCTACGCTGCCTCCATAACCGGCCATTATTGGCTTTTAGTGCGTTTGGATATTTTGTAAGCATTTCATCTGAGAATGGGCTTACATGTATCTTTTCTAATGTAATACCTTTTCGACTTCTATGAGTATCTACCTTCAAATTAGGATTTAGCCTTCTACCGCCTCCTTTGACCCTCCTAAGAGATATTCGTTCAATGTAGGCTTTACCTATGATTTGATTCTTGGTCTTGTTTAATTCCTGAGCCAAGACTGTTGATCCTTTTGCAGCATTTTCTTTCAGGTATTGTAATTCAGCCTCAGTCCAAATCATTTAGATTTACCAGCCCATCCATCACCCTTAAACACCAAACCTACTGATGAGTAGATTCTGGTCATATCGATATGGCATTTAGGACAACGCATACCGCCATCATCCTCTTTGTAAGTCCTATGGACTGATCCATAAGTGCCGCATTCTTTGCAGCTGTATTCGTAAGTAGGCATTATTTACTACTTATCAATTCGCATGTGTGGCAGTCTTTAGTTTGCCATCTCCAACCCCCGCACTTATCGCATCTACAAATCTCTGAGTCCGGAATATGTAATGCTTCAACCACATTCTTAACTCCAACGCATCCGCAATCCATGCATTGATACAGCTTAAATCCATCTGGTAAATCCATAGAGTCAAGCCATAAGAACTCAGTATTGCGTTTGCAGCCATTACATTTGAACTGCGTGTAATTACTCATAATTAATCAATTCGTGGCATTTGAAACATGTGCCATCCTTAAAGATTCGGTCATCATCGCATACTTCGCATTTGATAATTGATTCCTCTAAATGCACACCATTATCATCCATGACAACCTGTAATCCTTTGCCATTGATAAATGCTATGTATCCCACTATTCAACCCCCTCAAAGAACCATTTGCCATTAGCTGTCATCTTTGCCCATTTGGCATGTTCAGTAACTTTACCTTTGCAGACATATCCATAATATGGCTTACCTGTTTTAGATATGCCTTGCTTCAGAATATGACCATGTTCGCATGCTGGCGGTTCATTAGGAGTCGATGCACCAATTTGATCTACAACCTCAGCAACTGACCAAGCCTGTGGATCATCTTGTTTATTCTCAACTGCAAATGAAGCTCTTAAAGCATCCTCAACTGCTGCTGATTTTGAACCTGGTGATCCGTAACGCCTTTCCTGTAATTTCTTTTCGTATTGATTTGGCTCTGATTTAACTTCAACCTTCTGCATATCATCTTTGGTTGCTGTTTTGTCAGATCCCTTAAGTAAGATTATTGCCCTTCCAAGTGCAGAAGTAGCTGTATCCTCAACATAAAACTTTTTCATGTTAGGGATATAAGTTTCTCTTGATCCAAATGCTATGTTGGAAACAGCCGGACAATTATCTGAACTATCTCTCCATAATGTTGCTTGGATGAGAATGTAACCCTCTTTTGGATCATGGCTAATAACTGATATATCAGATCGACCCAACGGGAAGTTACTAATAAACCATTTATTCAAAGTAGCCACATCCTCATACTCATTTAGATTGAAAGCCATTATTTACTCCTTCCATTCAAAATCTTGGTCTTGGACTGCTTCGAGCACTGTCCTATAGAGAGCTCCATAGGCGATAAAGTCTTTAACTGAATCGTAGTGATCTGGAGTTTCAGTAAGCCTAGAAACCTTGACCAACGCCATACATAAAGCAGCTTGGTGTGGTGTGATTGGGAAATCAAGATATGCACTCCACAATCCTGCGATTCTTTTGTGATTGTAGTACGGATGTCCATAGACACTTCCGCGCTCTTGGATCGTAGTAATGACTTCATTTAATAGATCCTCAGTTTTTGTCATAATCAAACACTTCATCATTTCTTTTCAGCTGCACAAATCTGCGGTGCATGTCCCAACCATCTTTGCGACCGCGCCAATAATGTGTTTGTTTCCGATCCTCTATTTTTAAGGCTACAAACCAATAAAGGGTAATAAACCCAATACATAAATAAATTGCTGTTTCCATTTGTTGCTCCCGTTCCGCAAAACATTTGTTTGCGTTGGGATTAGTATGACGATATTTACCGACAGTTAAACCATTTCTTGGCGTGTCGTTTATAACGATTAGATAACGCTAATATCCTCAAGATCGTCGATATGGTCATCAATCGTCCTATCCCGATAATCTGTTTCACGCCCCATAAGTCCTTCTATTGTATGTAAATGAGCCATCATGGTTAACAGGTATCAGCTCTACTTGATGGCCTTTTTTGCCAAAACTTAAGACTGTAAAGCCCATATTCCAATCGGCTGAATTGTATTTTAGGTAACTAGCCTTGCGCATGTCCATAAGATGACCGGCCTCAATGCCCCAAATCGTTGAATAACGGCCGTTTAAGCCAGTTTGGTGGCGGACTGCACCCTGCCTATGCGAGTGCCCGCAAACAACGCTATTAGCCCATTTCTTGGCCAAATTAAGGCCTGTTATACCTGCATGCTTGGACATGTTGCCTTCGTCGCCATGAGCTAAATACCAGCCCTTTTCAAACTCATATGCTCTCTTATGGAATCGTATCCCTAAGCTACTGAAATCCATAAACTTGTCATAAGCCAATTCAGGCAATCCAATAAGTGATGGCGCACCCTTAAGTAAAGTCTGATAAATGCGATCTGTGTGATTTGATCTAACAATGTCTGTCGTTCCTAAATCATAAAGAATCTCTTGGCCTAACTTGCGTTCCTCATCGAGTGTTTCAGCAAACTCTAACTTTGTTCCTTTTGCCCAACGCGACTGAGATCCGAGATCCATTTCATCTCCGACATTTAATACATAATCAAATTTCTCATGCCTAGCCATTTTAATTAGGTTAGAGACAGCTCTTGAATGGTGTAGCGGAATTTGTAAATCTGGCGTTATTAAATACCTGCGGTTAGCTTTAATCGTCATCCTCATCGTCAGTTGGATCTATGGAAGGAATTATTCCGCCATCGCCTACAATCCAATCAGGGAATGTTTTATGTTCAGTCATAAGCCAAAAAGCATGTTCAGGCGTAAATCCTGCTTTTCTAGCTGCTTTGTAGCATTCATGTAAAGCCATGTAATGTTGATCGATTTTACTTAATGGCTCAGGAGTGTGGCGAACTACTCTCCGATTAACCTTTTTGCGTGGTGTGCGTTTTCGTGTGTTCGCCATAAAATAAATTATCGCTTATTGATTAAAGAGAACAGTTCATCAACACGCGTTTCTAGTCGTGAACTTCTTTCGTCTATTCGGTTAATAGCATCTTTAATCGAGCTGCCAGAATTCGGGCGAAGTTCGCTTAAGAAACTTTTAATAACCCATCGTAGAGCCAGCAATAAAGCGGTCGCGATACTGCAAACGCCAACGCCAAATGCGACTAATTCGTTTGGACTCATTTTTCACTAAGGCCATAATCTACTTCGCTCCCTGATTTTGGATCTAACCCCTTTGCTATCGGAGCAACAACTGCACCAAGCAAGGTTGCATAAGCTGGATGAATGTCAGCCACTATTGCTAGGGCAACTGTAATTCCACTAGCTGCTACAGCTCTTAAATATGACTTAATTGCTGCTTTGTGTTTTTTAGATAGTTTCATTAATTGCCTTTCAGTAGTGGGATGTCGAACTTTTCGCCAGTTTGGTTTGGCTTGAATGAAATGTGAATGTGCTTATCATGTGGGTTAATGCCGCGATATTTTACCCATCGCCACAATGATCTTTTTGAGCATATTTTCCTGCTAAAAATTATGTAAGATATACGCTTATCTTTTTTTGCTGCGAGTCGAAGCTGATCTGCCAAATCATAACTAATCCCTTGTTGGTCAGATAAGCCAGCGTCAATGTCGATCGCGCAAACTTCTCCGTTAGGTCTTGGGTTGTGATCGGATTTTCTAGATGCGTGCTTATTATCGCCGATCCATCCATCAGCTTTCCTGCTCCTACCCACAAACGCTCCATTTATTTGGTCGCGTAAAGTATCAGCAGCTTTAGATAGGTAAGGCTTCATTAGCCAAGTAGCAATTTTGCTTCATCAGCAGTAATGCCAAGTTTATCAAGTAATGCTTGGCGTGCTGCAATTTTTGATTCATCAACTACTGGCAATTCATCAATCATTTTTTGTTGTAATTCTTTTTCAGCAGCTAACTCTGCCTTAGTCATTTCTCTTTCAATGACTTCATCGGTTGTGCAATTGATTTCGACTTTTTTTGTTGCCATTATGAAATACCCCATAACTGTAATGTGCCTGTAATTGATTGACTTCCCGATCTTGTAAAATCAACTCTAGTTATTGCAGTTCCAGTCGTATGATAATTTCCTTGAGCATATCCATTATGATAAATGTTATCTGCTGCTGAATACCCACCCATTGTATAGGCAAATGATCTTTTTAATGTAGTTGATGCGTAATTGTAAATATCAAAAAATCCGTTAGTTCCACCATTATTGGCAGCTGTATTAGTTGTTGGAATTGGAGCAAAATATTTACTCGCCCCAATACTTGAGTTGGCATCTGCGCCTAATCCCACACATGTTCCATTTGTTCTTATTGAACTTGATATATAAGAATACTTTGCAGTTGCATCATTATTAAAGGTAGCAGTCCAAAATGTATCACTTGAGCTTTGAAAACAATCAATAAACAATAATCTTAAATGTTTATAAGTTGTAGGAATTGAAGTTAAAGAAATCGAAGTTGCGGCACTTAATGTTGTAGTACTTATCAAAGTTTGTCCACCGGCAGAAATTGTTGCCCATTCAGGAGCAGTTGCACCAGAATTAACAGTTAATACTTGACCGGCAGTTCCTAAAGCTAATCGAGTATTTGTATTTGCGGTTGATGAACGATAGGAAATATCACCGAGAGTTGTTTCAGGATTAAGATTTTTGGTTGTTGTATCAATTGCAGTTCCAAGCGAACGAATCGCGCCGGCTCCGTCCTTAACCAACGCAGTATCGTCGGGAGTTTGCCAGCTATAATTGGTAGTGGTTGCCATTTTATCCTTTTCCTATCAGGCTACTATTGTAGCGTACTCCCAAGTCAATGTTGGGTCTATTGTGTTCCAAGCCTCAGTTATTGGTGTGGTATTCCAACGCATCGCCACTTGGCTAAATGCAGTTGGTGAAACATTTATTGTTAAAAACAGCTCATTGAATCTAGTGCTCCATGACCAGCCCTCAACATATCCTTGAAATGTGCCACCTGATATTTGGCTAGGCAGATTTCTAATATCAACAGGCATTCCCATAAATACACCCAATAAGTCATCACGATCGGCATTGTCGATTTCTGAGTTAGTTATTGGGAATGTTATGGATTGAAATGCTGGCTGTGGGTAAGCTCTTTGATCAATATAGCGATCAGCAATAGCCTGAGCATCTACTGCGCCCTGAACCCTAGAATTGATAGTTTCGGCTTTGTAGCCATATAGTGCAATTGAGTTTGCATCTGTAGCTGTAACCTGTGAATTAAAGTTATTGCCATAATTAATATAAATATCATTTCTAACATCTGCTGAACGCATAATCGTAGATAAGCCAGCACCTAAAGCATGACCAGCATCTAATTCAATATAACCATTTGTAAGCAGATAGTTTTGCCTGTGGTCTGCATCTGCGTAGCCAATATTTCCATTGTTTGCTTCATAAATATAACCAAATGCTGAATTGGCAATATCTGAAACAATGTTGTAAATAGTATCTACTGTGGTTGATTGAGCAGTCATTGTGTAAAGACCAGGTTGGTCAATATCGCCTAATCCTAAATTAACTGCATTAGCCCAAGTTTCAGTTGCATTGTATGTATTCCAAGTTGAAGCTGATGGCACATCATTCCAAGTTCCTAATAAAACACTTGACAAAATGCCATAAATCTGATCGCCATCCTCATCTTGCGAGATATTGTCATCCCAAATTTCTTTGGTTAACCTAGCAAGCGAACCCATCGCAATAACTGTATATTCGACAACTGTGGCCTTAGATCCAGTAGCACCAACCGAAATAGTTACATCTGTAATTTCGCCACCAAATAAATTCACATAAGCTGCTGAACTATCTTTAACTTGTAAATCAAAACTATCATTTATGTCTATATCTAATGTTTGACCATTTAATGCAATAAAAGTTACTTGGCAATAAGATGGAAGTGGCTGTTGGTAAATATCTGTGCGACCTGCCTGATGCTGAACATCGGCAATAGTTATGTCAGTATAATCAACCCCACCGACAGTTAATTTCCAGTCTGGTGTAAAAACAGTCATTATCTATCCCTGAGAGCAGTCGTACTTCTAGCTGCCTGACTGTTTAAGGTCTGTGCAACAGCTCTAGCAGCACCCTCGCCATCGATAGCATTAACAGTTAAATAAAGCGGGTTGCCTGATCCATAGGTAAAGTTTGATCCACCTTTTGGAGTTGGAACTGTTGGAACTGATGATCTGCCAGCTGATGGAGCAGGGTTTGGAATTGACCCAATATTAACTCCTGGAATTATATTCACCACTCTAATAAGTTCATTTGCTAATGAAACAACTAATCCAATTGCTTCCCTTAAGAATGTAATAAATCCTTGAATTATGCCAACAACTGATCCAATTGCTTTTCCAAATCCTTCAGCACCTCTTTGAGTTTCAGCAAGTCCTGCGCTTAATCCTTTATCGCCAGTTAATCCTGCAATAAATGCGTTTAATGTTGGAATACCTTTATCGTTTAAAAATGTAATAAATTGCTCAACTGCTGGCAATAATGCAACGCCTAAACTTTCCTTTGCTTCATCAAATCCTACTTTTAAGCGATCAATTTTTCCTTGAAAAGTTTCAGCATTTGTAGCTGCTGCGCCACCATATAGTTCAGCAAGTTTTGCCTGAACCTCTGTAAAACTTAATGTGGCTAATTCTGTCTTTGATAAGCCAAGTCCTAATCTGCCAAGTGAAGTAACATTTCCATCTTGAGCACGACCTAAAGCATTTGCAACAGTTTCTAAATCTTTACCTGATGCAGCACTAATATCTAAAGCAAGGGTTAATAATTTTTGAGCTTCCTCAGTTGATTTTGTACTTACAGCCAACCTCTGCATAGCCGGACGCAATTTGTCATCCGCAACACCTGTGGCTAAAGAGGTTTTTAAGATCATGTCTTCAGTTGCCTTTATTTGGGCATCAGTAGCCCCTGTGGCTTGTCTTAAGGCATTGGCTAATCTTAACTGTGCTTGCTCATCCTCTATCGCTGCTTTGACCCCATCAATGGCTAATTTAGTGCCATAGGCAACGGCAGCAGCAGCAGCTACAGCAAATGCAGCAGCAGCCTTCTTTCCAAACTCTGAAATCTTGCTTGAGTTAGTTTCAACGGCTTTATCAGCTTCGCCTAACTTCTTTTTTAAGTCATCAACATCAGCAAGGATTGATAACTTTAATGTGCGATTACCAGTAGCCATTAGACCCATTCCTTAATGATGCGATCAAAACTTTGTTCCCACTTGTTAATCAATTCAGGCTGAATTCTGCGAAGGGTTGGATAAATGAACCATCCGCGAGATCCACGACCCGACCTTCCAGAATATGCAGGGAACTGTTTGAATTTATTTGAACCAAACTCAATGCCACCCCATAGGGTTTGTGTAGTAGCACCACCTGAAAACTTTTGGCGTGCGAATCCATAACTGAATTCACCGATCTTGCTTGACTTAGAGATGCTAACGCCATCCGCGACTCTTTGCGCAACCGCGCCAGCCTTTGTTCGACCTCTAGCTGCTTGTTTAATTTCCTCAGATGCAAAATACGCCAAAGCAGCAGATTGACGGCGTGCTTCATCAGTAGCTTGTTCATCCATAAGTTTGAAAGCCTTGTAAATGTCGCGTAGGTCTTTTTTGTTATAGGCGATTGTTTCACTTGCCATACCTCTGCTCCAATACTTCGATCGCTGTCAAAATGTCGTCTGAATCAACCCATTCACTCATTGGAATTTGTGTGGCTATTGCCAACTCAACCAATAATCTGCTTAGGCTTCCTGCTGGATGGCTTTTGGGTCTGCATCACCGACTATTACATCAGCGACAGTTTCCATCCATACTTCAAATCCTTTTACTGGCTTTCCTGCTGCTTCTCGCTTATGTGCGTTATAAGCCAAAAACATTAAATCCCACATGCCAAGTTTTTCTTTTGCTTGGCTTATGGTGTGCCCAGTTGATTTCTCCCACTTAGCCCACTCAGGCGGTTGGGCAATATAAGTTGCTTGCTCGCCTGAGTTATATTCAATTGTAATTGGTAATTTCATTTTTTTGCTCCCGTTTTATTTCTTAACTAAATGTTTCGGTTACTGCTCCACCTGAAACAGTAAATTCAAAATCAACAGTTTGTGCATCAATTCCGGATCCACCAGCTGTTGGGAATTCTGGCTTAATTGGGAATTGAAATTGTGCGCCAGTTGCAGCTGTTAATGTGATTGTGATATCTGTATCTGGAGCAGTTTCTGCTGCTGTCCATAGAGCCTCACAAACTGAGTTTGCCTTGCCCCAATCAGCCAACATTGATAATGCAAATGTTCCTGAAATGTCTGTGGTCTTATAAGCAACGCCATCAAGTGTTTGATACGCCTGACGCTCATTGACCTTTGTTAATACTGCGCTGGTTGCTTGCGCTTCGATGTCTGTTCCACCTGTGAAAGACAACGAAATATCGCGACCAGTAATTACAACTGTTGCCATGATTATTTCTCCTTAGACTGTGCGTGTGTAGTAGGTAGATACTCGAACATCTGCGATAAGCAAAGTCGATGCTCCGACTGTGGTAACTGTTGGTCTTTCGACCGAGCTGACAATGTATCCCGCTGGAATAACTGCCAGAACGCTTATGATTAACTGCTCGATATTGTCGAGCGATGCAGGATTGCTGTTATATGCAACTGCAACTGTAATAGTCATATTGATTTTTGATCTAATGTTTGATTTGTTAATTGTTTCAAATTCAAGGTATGGGCTATCTGGAACAACCACAACAGCTGGTGGAATTACTGTTTCAGGCACAAATGAATAAACATTTCCTGCAACGCTAGATAAGGCAGTTGCTAATGGTGTGCGAACTTGTTCAAGAATTGTCTGATTAGGCATTATTGACAAATACCTTCAGTATCTACATAAGGCCCTAAAATTCCAATTACTCTTGAATATAAACTGCGACCCATACGATATGGAGTTGCTGTAAAATCTACTCCTTCGATTTGTCCGCCGGCTGCGACTCTTGATTGAAATACTTCGACTGATATTGCAAAGACAGCTGATCGAACAGATTGGTTTCCAACATAAGTTGATGCTGATGATAAAGTCGCGCTTCCACTTGGAATAACATTTGCTTCTGCGACATCGGCATTAGTGATTGCAGCTTGGAAGGTATATGCTCCAAGATCTGTGTCAAGTACTGTTCGTGTTCCATTGTATGGGCTTCCGCATCCTGCGATAACGACTGATTGTCCGCCTGTGAACTCATGAACACCTAGTGTAGTGAAAGTAGCGACATTGTCGTTTAATACTGTTTTTTGAATTGGGCTTTTAAATGTAACCAACATTGGCAGGATTGTATTTTCACTTGTATCTATTATGCCATTTAAGTAGGTGTCATCATAAAGAGCGGAAGATACCCCGAGCACGGCTCTCAACTCGCTGGCCGAAATTATGCTAGGCACGAAGTACCTTCCTCTCTTACTCCCATTAAAGGATGCCTATGATCGGGAGCAACCATAGGCACTCAGTTAAATTAAGCTACGTTCAACTTTCTGAAAGCTGTTGGGTAGCGATTTACAACGCATGCATAACCATATAGGCCAATTTCAATGCGTCCGTTAGCAACTACGTTTGCACGAAGTTCAATTGTTCCTGACTCATGGAAGCGCATAGCTGCTGATGGATACACCAAAGCATGCTTTGCATTTGCATCGTCGCCTGTGTAGTTTGGATCAACTACTAGTGATAGGCCAGCAACTGTTCCTGCTGTTGAACCTTGTGAAATTAATCCACCAGCATTTTGTGGAGCTGCTGCTGCAAATAATGGGCGGTTTGAGCCATCTACTGCGCCAAGTAATCCAGCAAAATCAATTCCATCCTCGCCACCGGTTGTTGCAACTAATAGGCGGTTTGGTGTAAAGCGCATTACGCCATAGGAATCAGAAATTCCAAGTGCAATTGCTTTGTAAATTGTGGATGATGATGATTGTGTTGCATTTTGTGCAGCAATTTGTGCAGCGTATGCATCAGTCTTTTGTGCATATGATGCTGCTAGCTCGCGAACCAAAAGATCAGCAAAAGATGGGTCTGAACGATCAAAAAGTTCAACATTTACAATGTTTGCACCTGCGAACTTAACGATTGTGTCCTCTTGGAATGTAACAGCTGTATCAGTTGATGAAAACTCTGATCCTTCTGATGTTACTGCAACTGTTGCCTGTGTTCCTAGCTTTGGAGTGAAAACTTTCATTCCTGATGCTGGAAGTGGAGCACGCTCGATTGAATCGATAAATGGACGAGATGAATCAATTACTCCAATTACATCACGTAGGTAATTTGGTGGAACAGTTCCTGTGTTCTCGGTTACTGTTGCAATTTGTAGTGCTGCAACTAAATCGCGTGCATCGGTATCTCCAGCCAATGCTTTGATCTGTGCATTTAGATATTGTCCTGCTGTAACGTTTGTATCTACGCGTGGCTTTGTGTAAGCAACGTAGTTTGCAGTTACAACTGGAGCTTGTGCCGCTTCTACCGCTTCGGTCGCGATAGGAGCCTCAGATGTAATCTCTGACACTTTGTTCTCCTCTGTTGTTGTTTCCTCAGCGGTTGCTTCGGAATTCTCTGGTGTTTCA